TAGTGCATCAAGAACTGTTGATTTACCAGAACCATTTTCTCCGACTATGAGTGTTGTAGGACTTCTATCTAATTGAACTTCTAAGAAATAATTACCAGTAGATAGAAAATTCTTCCATCTAACTTTCTTGAATATTATCAATCTTTATTTCACTTTCCGTTTCAATAACAACTCTTGCACCACAAGGTAGAATTGGTTTATCATTACCACCATAATACATTTTAGAAGGCCCTAGTATTTCTACACTGTGACAGTATGTATTTTTCTTACCTTCTTTGATTGTAATAACTGGTTCGTTAGTTCCGTGTTTTTTATTTGCACGAATCTTATGTTGATTTACATGAATATATTTTTTAGTCATATATGTAATCCATTGCAATTATTATTCTATCTTCTTCTTCTAAAACTTCTTTAGGTAAATCTGGAGCTCTGTGTGGAATACTCGCATCAAAAACTACAAGTGAATTTTGCACACCCTCTTTCATATCTCCAATACCTATATAAGTTCCATACTTTGGATATTTATTCTGTGCATAGTATATAATACTTAAATCTGGACTACCATTAAAATCTGGTTTCTGATGTGTGTGATACATATTAATCGTTTCTTTAGATTGTTTCATACCCCAACACATTGTAAAAGCACCAAATCCTATCTTGTTTAAGATAAACATATCATATATTGATTTGAAAAAATTATCCCAATGTTTATGTATTTTAACATATTTTCTGTGTATGTCAACCTTTGTTTGATATAAAGGTTTAATTTTATTTGGAGTAGGGTGATGTTTTAACTCATACTGTATGTCTTTTACTATAAGTAATCTATCTTCCTCTGATAAAATGTCATTTTTTGTTATTATCATTCATCGTCTTTACAAATGCCCATAATCAAACCTAAAAACATTTTACCTGGCGGTGCAATGATTCTAATACCAGAGTTAGGAGGCATTACTATAAAACTTCCCTCTTTGAGTGGTAATTTAAATATACCTTTTTCACCAGTTTGTATATCTAAATCAATACAGTCTGGTGTACAACAAGGTACATATAACATTCTATAATGTGATGGAACATCTGTTGCTTTATTGAAATCAGCTTGAACTACATAATATTTACCAAATCCAATATCTTCTAATAGTTTCATTAGTTTGTCAAATAGTGGTTGCATCCAATCGTGTTCAGTTACATCTGCAAACCTTATATCTTCTGTAAAAACATCTTTTGCAACATCAAGGAAATTCTCGTGAAAGGATAACGCTTGACTATGCAAAAGAGTTTTATCATTCTTATTACGATTTTCACCTATCCAAATAGAACCCTCTGGATGTATATCTTTTATTTCACTAAATTTTATCAATTATTTTTTTACCAATACCTTTGGATTAAAAATATTTAGATTCTTACCATCTTCTGCATATTTTTTTCTTTCTTCAGATGGTAAAGGTATTAAACCTTTAGATATTAAATATCCACTATCACCTATTGCTTTAACAGATGTAAATTCTTTCACATATTCTTTAATGCCTGGAATTACAGCTGCGTGTGCATTTTTAACATAAAACCACAATGACCTAGAAATAGGATATGTACCATTACTAATTAATTGAAACTCTGGACTAACACCATTCATCGTTGCTGCTTTTACAGCATCTCTGTTTTGGTCTAAAAACGAATAACCGAATACACCCAATGCATCTGGATTTGTTTTTAATTTTTCTATAATTAAATTATCGTTTTCACCAGCTTCAACATATACACCATCTTCTCTTATACTTCTACATTGTGATTTGTATAGTTTTTTATTTTTTTCTTTAAGTTTTTTTCTCTCTGGAAAAGTTTTACAACCTTTTTCAATACCAAGTTCGTTAAGTGCATCTCTAGTACCAGATGTTGGTGGTGGGCCGTAAACAACAATAGGTAAGTCTGGATATGTTGGATTTATCTCATTCCATTTTTTATATGGATTAGGTTTGACAGTTTTACCAGTTACATCTGCTGGTACATCTTTTGCAAGTGCAAGATATAAATCTCTTAATGTCAAATTAAATTCAGCACCATCTTTTGAGTTTGCAATCGCAATACCATCAAATCCTACTTTAATTTCAGTAAAATCTTTAACACCATTTTTATGACAAAGTTTTACCTCTTTAGATTTAATTCTTCTTGATGCATTTGTTATGTCTGGGTGTTGTGTGCCTAGTCCAGAACAAAATAATTTTAATCCACCACCAGAACCAGTTGACTCAACTACTGGAGTTTTAAATCCACTAATTTTACCGAATCGTTCTGCAACAACCGTTGCAAATGGATAGACAGTAGAACTACCTACTATTTTAATTTGGTCTCTTGCAAACAAATTTGTTGCAAAAAATAATGTTAATACAAAAATTAAGTTTCTCATTTTTCTCTCCTATATTTCCATATTACTAGCCTCAACATACAATCCTTTTAACATTGTCTTGAGTCTATTTTTATCTAAGTTATTCACATCTAATTCATCAACATATGAATCTAATAAAGTAACTGTGTCTTGTGCATTTTCAATTATTTCATTTTTCACATTCTCTGCTTTCAAATCAGAAAAGTCTTCTATAATTTTAACATCGTGTGCTTTAGACTCTGTTAAAACTTTGTCTACAAACTTGTCAAACATATATAAGTCTTTTTTATTAACAACTATTAGTTTGACATATTTGTCTTTTAAATCTTTTATCTGATTGAAATTGTAGTCTTGACCATTAGAATCATCATAATAAACTTTTTTGAATATTGTATGTGGATTGATTATTCTTTCTAATTCTCTTGTTTCTGTATCAAATATATGAAAACCTTTTGGACATTTATCATCATTCCAATATATTTGATAAGGTGTTCCTAAATAAAATATATGTCCGTCATCTGACTTTTTGTGAAAGTGTCCAGACATTACCATATCAAATCTATTAAACTCTGATTTGTCCATACCAGTTTCACTTGGAAAACCGTGATGCATTTCAAACCCTTTTATTTCAAGGTGGCCCATTGCAACTGTAGCCTTTGTCTTTTGCATCTTCTCAAGTGTACTGTTGTAATTTGTTGAATTTATCCAAGGTAGAAAAAATATAGGTATATCAAACTCAACAGTTTCTGCTTCTCTATATATCTTTATGTTCTCATAACGACTACCAATCAACTCATCAAGTGAATTTACTTCATTAGTGTTCTTAAAGTATGTATCGTGATTACCCACTATCATATGCACATTTATGTCATTTGTCACAAAAGTTTCACAAAACTGTTCTCTGAAGTCTTTTGCAGTTTTATATGACACAAACTTTCTTCTATCCATTACATCACCTAAATGAATACAAGTGTTTATATTATGTTCTTTGAGATAAGGAAAGAATATATCCTCATAGAATTTATAAAAATATGTGTTGAAGTGGTCGTGGTCATTTCTTGCACCGAAATGAGTGTCCGTAACTAAAGCTATCTTCATTATTTAACTAATCACACCTTGTGCTTTTAAATATGATATGTTCTTTAATTGTTGTTCTTTTATGAGTTCTTTTGATTGTCCCTCATATGCAACACCTACATTATGTTTTATCATATATTCAACTATACCCATTGTTCTATCTTCTTGACCATCATATATATCAAAGTCTCCAAGTGTTCTTCCAAACTTACCAGTTTTGTCTTTGGTTGTTTTGAGAACTTGTGTAGAACCAACTGGTAAAAAACCCTCAACGACACCTTTTGCATATAGTCCAGCTTTCTTTTCTTCTGGGTCTCTTGTTCTAGATTCTGGTGTATCAATACCTTTGAGTCTTATTCTTTCCTTATGAATCCAAGTATCAAAACCTAAATCTATATTAACATCAACAGTATCACCATCAACGACTCTTACTATTTCACATCTATACTCGTACATTATTATTTCTTCTTTAAGTGTTCATAAAGTTCTTCAACAAGGTCACTTTTCGTAAACCTTCTATCTAACTCAATACCATATTTACGACCTAGTTTTTCTAGTTCTTTTTTAGTCATCATGGTTAAACCAGCTTTACTTGGTTTTTTAGGTTTTGGTTTAAATAAATTTGTTATAAAACTAAACATTTTATCTCCTTTAACTTCTTATTTATTTAAGAATCTTACTAAATCATCATATCCACCTATCCATTTGTCATCTAACCAAATCTGTGGAACTGTTTTAAATCCTTGTTCTACTATATAACTTTTTGCATCATCATCTTCATCAATATAAATTTTTTCAAAAGGTAAATCTTTTGTTTTCAATAAGTTTTCTGCTTTATCACAATATAAACATATTCTTGTACCATAAACTTTATACATTATTTTTCCTCATAAAAGTTTTCCAAACTCTTCTTAGTTTCTTTTTTCTTAGAACTGTTTGCTTTGTAAACTTCTTGACCGTCTTGTGGTAACATATTCTTTTGTAAATAATCCATATATTGATTACCGTAATTTGTATCGTCTAAAGGGTTTTGGTCAAAAGTAGCCATCATACTTTTTTCTATTATTTTATGTTTAGTGTGTGTTTGTTTTTTTTCTTTTTGTATTCTACGAATAAATGCATAATATATTATTTGTGTAAAATATGAAAATGGATTCTTTGATTTTTCTGGGTCAAAATTATTTACATATTGTAGACAGTTTTCTATACCATCACCTATCATTTCTTCTTTATATGAATAATTGATAAAGTTAGGTCTAAATGATAAATGTTGTGCAATCTTTAAGAAACACTCACCAATATAATCTGTTACTGGTGGTCTATCTTCCCCTAAAGACTCTGCATCTTTTACCTTTTCTTTCCACTCTGTAATTGCTTCTAAAAATTGTTTATTATTAACATAATGTTGTTTCTTTGCAGCCAATATTATTTCCTTGTATTCATTACTTTACCATATTTTATTTTATTGTCAACCACATAAAAAAATAAATTAGCTATTGACAAAATATTTTTGGGTGTTATACTTGTTCTTGTATTGATTGAAATTAATGTTTTGTATCATCATAATCATAAGGTACATTTTGATATTCATCAATTAATTCTTCCATATCTGATTCTTCTAGTGTAGTTTTTTGTTCTTTAACTTCAATACTGTCATCACTTACCTTTAATTCATCACCATCTTTATTTTTATATCGTTCAGCATCATTATATCTTTTTAATATATATTCGTAATATTTACATAGTCCAATATTCACTTCATAGTGTAGAACGACTTGATTCTTCTCTATTGCAAATACTTTATCTGTGGTAAATGTGGCCCACTTACGAAGTGCAAGGTTTTCTTCATATTTACCATCTTTTCCCATAGTATTTACCGTACACATCTTCATAGGATATCCTACTTTAAAATATCCATTTTCAGTATTGTGTAACTTACAAATGATTTCATCACCATTTGATAGTTTCATTATTCGGTAACTACTCATTCCACAACCTTAACTTTTTATCCTTTGGTTTCCACTCAACTGGGGGGTCATCTAAGTTAGTTCTATTCAAATTTACATTTGACCAGAAGTGTTCAAAAACTTCTTCTTTTGTTTCTATAATGTTAAATTCAAATTCTTCATACATCTTATCTATTCTTTTTTTTATCTTTTCTTTATTATACTCAATCTTTCTTTTATAGTCATACATTTCTTTTAAATTTAAATAATCCTTTTCGTCTATCATAATTTTATCCTATGTATTGTATAATCAAATTGTTCTTCGTTGTATATATTTATTCGTTCCATAAAATGACGAAGTGTAAAATTCTGTCTGTTTTTATATGAAAAGTCATCTGCAATGTCAAATAATTTGCACTCTGTTTTATTATCACCCAATCTCAAACCTCTACCAATAGATTGTAAAACTCTAATCTTACTTTTAGATGGTGATGAGAAAATTATATTATGTAAGTTTTTAATATTAATACCAGTAGAGAAAGTACCATACGATGCAACAATGATTGCATCTTTAGATTTTTCAGTTAGAGCTCTAATCTCTTCTCTAGTCAATGCATCAACACCACCACTTACAAAAAAAACTTTTCTGTCTTTATAAGTGTTTGTCATTAAATCATATAATGGTTTTCCGTGTTTCTCTACAAACTGATATAACACTAATGTATTACCTTTAAGTGGACTAACTAATTTATTTACAAAATTTAATCTTCTTTTATCATTGACAATATAATCTATCTCATCTGCATATTTTAAATCTTTCACAATCTTACAATCATTTTCACTATATCCTAAAATTAGACTATCTATTTTAAGATTAGATAATGTTTTCTTTTCTATCAATTCTTTTGTAGATATAACTTTATTTGTAGTACCAAATAATCCTTCTAAAACTAATTTATGAGTTTGTAAATCATCTAATGTACCAGTAAGTCCAAAACGATACTTACATAAATGTAATTTTGTCATTATAGATGTAAGTGATTTTGCTTTAAATAGATGAGCCTCATCACCTATGACACAACCAAACTGTTCAAAATATTTTTTAGGAAACTTATGTAAAGATTGCCAAGTAGATATCACAACATCTTTTTCTATCTTTTTACTATGACCAGAATATACTTTTTGAATATATGATTCTAACCAACCATAATCTATAAAATCACTAGACATCTGTTCTACTAAACTTGTTGTAGGTACAAGTATCAATGTTTTAAGATTTTTTAAATGACACCATCTTGTAAGACCGTAAATGATTAACGATTTACCAGATGCAGTAGGACAAACAAAAAGACCACGACATTTTCTGGCACCATAAAGAATACTAGAAATTTGATAATCACGAGCTTTGTATGGTATTTTAAGGTGTTTAATAAATGAAATAATAGTTGATTCATTAATATCTTCTGGTTTTGTATTAAAATCTAATTCGTATCTAATGTCATTGCGTTTACAGAACTCTCTGATGTATGGTAATAATCCCAAATAGATTTGTCCAGTAGCAACTGAGAATAATCGTATTTTTCCATCCCATATTTTATTTCTATAACTGGGCATAAATTTTGCACCAGGCACTTCAAAGGTAAAATACTCTGAGAGTTCTCTTGCAATATGTGGTTCGGTTTCAATTCGTATGTATACTTCATTTTTTTTCTCTATTTTCATAAG